CCTGAAGAAGCTTATCTGGCTGGCGGCGCAGGACGTCAAAGCGGAGCTGGCGGGCAAGGATGTGTATCAGCACCAGGACCTGGCGGCCCTATGTGGCGTTAAGCCTGATAACTGGTGCCATAACTACGCCGATTACTGGCGTGCCATGTGCGCCATCTTTAATCGGCTTGATGGAGAGTCTCTCCTCTGTACTGTGAGAACACGATCACAACAAAAAGCGACTTTTTCGCAGCAGGGTATTGCAAAAGTCAATTAAATAGCATACATTTCATGTAAATCTGATATCGTTGCCATAGCTTTGATTGAACACTAAATTTTTCACCTCGCTCCGGCGGGGTTTTTTGATATGATACTCCGAAAATAAGGAGAACATCATGTCTTGGCTGGGAATACCTTTTAATTACTTTAACGATTCAATTATCGAATCCACTGCCATAAGTATCAGTAAGTTGCCCGCAATCATTGTAGAAAGTGGCTTTGGTTGGGATTCGGTGTTGGGGTCACTAATTGCAGGGGCCATTCCAGCCTGGATTGCATGGCGGGCCATAAAACATAGTCAAATTTCGCTTAGATACCAAATAGAGATAAGCAATTTTAATTTGTGGGCGCATGAGTTGCGCGATGCGATTAGCAATTTGGTGTCTCGCATCATCAATATATCAAATATCGTTCAGGAAATAGAAGATTGTCCTAATAACTCTGACGGTGAGCGTCGTATTGCTGAGTTGAGGAAAATATTATTTGATATTGGACGTGATATAACTTACCAGTCATCTAAGTTATCTCTTTTAATTCTTCAAGACTTCCCGGAGTCTGATCCAGACTATTTGAAGATAAAATCGGTGATTGAAGAGGCTAGGAAAGCCGCTAAAGAAGGTGATCTGCATATCTTATTTGGAGAAAAACTTAATGATAGATGCGACGAAGTTCTGGCTGCAGCAGGTTCCCTCATAACAAAAAAAGCCCTCAACATTTAATTACTAATTAATAGGCTCGCCTCAGCGGGCCTTTCTCTTTTTCAGGCCCCGGAAATCACCCTAATCACGCCTTGATGTAAAATTTCAGCCAGAAGGCCTGACCCTTTCAAACACACAGCACCCGCTAACTACGCGAGGTGAGAGCATGTATCGCATGGAAAAAATAACCACTGGTGCTGCCTATGGCGCTTCAGCCGGGAGCATCCTAAACGGCATGTTGAATGCCTACAGCCCCGAGCAGTGGAACGCTATCGGCGTGCTGGTGGGTATCATCATTGCCGTACTGACGTATCTGACGAATCTCTATTTCAAGATCCGNGAAGACAACCGCCGCAGCAGGAGCCGAGATGAACCCGACACTCAGGAATAAGCTGGTGGGTGCCATTGTTGGCGGATCCGGAGCAATCACCATTGCAGCAGTAATGCTGGGCAATGCGGATGGGCTGGAAGGGCGGCGCTATTACGCCTATCAGGATGTGGTCGGTGTCTGGACCGTTTGCGATGGGCACACTGGTGCCGACATTCGCCGCGGTCACCGCTACACCGATAAAGAGTGCGACATCCTGCTGAAGGCAGATCTGCGAAAGGTTGCAAACGCCATCGACCCGCTGATCCAGGTTAGCATCCCTGATCCAACTCGCGCTGCTCTTTACTCCTTTACCTATAACGTTGGCTCCGGTGCTTTCGCCAGCTCCACGCTGCTGAAGAAGCTGAACTCTGGTGATGTGCCTGGAGCATGCAAAGAACTGCAGCGCTGGACGTATGCCGGTGGCAAGCAGTGGAAGGGGTTGATCACCCGGCGCGAGATTGAGCGTGAAGTCTGCGAGTGGGGCCAGAAATGAGCCGATTAACAGCAATCATCTGCGCTGTCGTTATCTGCCTGCTGGTTTTCATGGCTTGGGCAATTAACCACTACCGCGATAACGCCATCACCTACAAAGACCAGCGCGATAAAGCCACTCAGAAGCTCAGCCTGGCGAATGCAACCATTAAAGATATGCAGACTCGCCAGCGTGATGTCGCTGCGCTGGATGCCAAATACACGAAGGATTTAGCTGATGCGAAAAAGCAGCTTGATGATCTGCAGCGTTGTGTTCGCGATGGCAAGTGTGGGCTGCACGTCAACGCAAAATGTCCCGCGAACGGAGCGACCAGCTCCAGCGGCTTGGGCGATGCTTCAGGCCCCCGACTTACTGAATCCGCTGAACGGGATTATTTCACCCTCAGAGAGCGAATCGCCACAGTGACGAACCAGGTCGGCTATCTGCAGGACTACATCAAAGAGCAGTGCTTGAAGTGATTTGTACGTTTAATACTCTGATGTTTTGCAATATATTAACCTTCTTAACACTAAGGAGGTTTAAATGTCATCTTGGGAATGCCCTTTCTGTGGACGTTTATCGGTTTATGATTCAATTGAGAAAAAACATAACACCTTTGCTATATCAGCTGACACAAAATACGGTACTTTGTTCTTCGAATCATGGGTAAACGTCTGCCCAAATAAAGAATGCAAGGAATTCACATACTCATCAAAGGTATCAACTGCAAAGCTTGAGGCAGGCTACTTCAGACCAATCAATCAGATAGACCTCTGGATTAACAGGCCAAACGGCATCGTCAAGCAGTTCCCCGATTATGTTCCTGAGCCAATCTTGGCGGACTATAGAGAGGCAGTTTTAATAAAGGACTTATCTCCTAAAGCTTCAGCAACTTTGTCTCGCAGATGCCTGCAAGGCATGATCAGGAGTGTATGGGGGGTAAAACCGGCTAGACTTGTAGATGAAATCAAGGCTATTGAAGGTCAGATAGAAGCCAACATGTGGAAAGCCATCGATGCTGTCAGGAATATTGGTAATATCGGTGCACACATGGAAAATGATATCAATATTATTGTCGATGTCGATCCCGGCGAAGCGGAAATGCTGATAGGCCTGCTGGAACTTCTTATTCAAGAATGGTATGTCGAAAAACATGAAAGACAAATCAGAATTGATGCCATTACTGCACTTGCGGCCGAAAAGAAAGCATTAAAGAAAGCCAAATAAGCCGCCTTAGGGCGGTTTTTTAGTGTCACCACCAGGATTTGGCTCATCGTAATGACAGTATCCCTCGTAGAGGATAATCAACCAAATATCCCTACAAGCGGATAAAGAGGCTCTCAATGTCCGACATCTACATCATCAAACTGACTACGAACGACGGCGGCGAGTACACGGGAAAGATGTCACGACGTCAGCCTGAGCTGGTGAACGGCTTTGTACCGCTGGCGACCGAAACGGGCGAGTGGCTGTATTTCGCTCCTGCTGATGTGAAGCGCGTGCAGTTCACGCCGTTAGAAGAGAGATTGGAAGAAAAGGGCGAATGAACGCCCTGTGTATCAACCGCGAGCCTCTCGGCCTTCCTCATCCTCAGGGACGCGGTAGCGCCAGTATTTTTCAGGTTTAACCCAAACGACATTTTCCCCGCTATCAACTCGAAACTTATTAATCACTTTGGTTGATAACGCTTGGTTGCCATCCGCATTTTCTTTGAGATGCTGCTCGTTATTTTCTTTAACGAGATAATCAACAACGTCTTGTTGATATAGGCACCCTTCTGTTTGAAGTTTCAGCATCATCCACTCTGACACCTGATCGACAGACAGTTTCTGCGCGTTTGGGTTTATTGCTTTGGGTTTGTTGTGGTCAGTGATTCTTCAGGGAAATTTCCATGCTCAAGTTTCTTTCCCGCAAACCATTGGCATTTATAGTTACCACGGAACTCATTGCTACCAGATTTGTATTCAATCAGCGGCTCAGCGACTGACATACTCGGACTGCCAGTAACCAAATAAACAATATCACCAATTTTGAATTTTGGTTTACGTGCATTGCTGGTCATAAAACATCCTTTTTCAAAAGAGACAATAATGGCACTCACCGACAAGCAAGAAATGTTCTGTCGCGAGTACCTCATCGATTTAAACGCCACGCAAGCGGCTATTCGGGCGGGGNACAGCGTTAAGACAGCTAACCGCACTGCGTCCGAAAACCTGTCAAAACCTGACATCCAGTCCAGAATTGCCGAACTTAAAGCGCAACGCAATGATCTGGTTGGCATAAATGCGACATACGTCCTGAATCGTCTTGTCGAAATTGACCAGATGGACGTGCTCGACATCCTGACATCCACCGGGGAGCTGAAGCCGGTGTCTAAGTGGCCGAAG